GAGTAGTATTCCTGCTGCTGTTCTTGTTCTTGCTAAGTATCAATATCAAATGGCGTTCGTTGCGGATCAGGAAATAAATATGCTTGCATGTTTAACAGAAATCATGGTGGAGTGTGAATTCAAATGACAAAACTAAAAGCACAAGTTAAGTCCAGATTCTATTATGTGTTCTGGGGAACTGCTACTGTAGCAGTAGTCTTAGGTCAACTGTATGTTGGCACTGGATATCGTCTTCTTCATAGTGGTATGCAAGAACTACTCAATAAAGTTGATGGAGTGCTTCTCCATTCAACACGCGATGACAAACCAAAGTTTTATTGATGATACTGTCTGAGAGTGATGCAGTTTATGCTGCAAATAAGTTTATTGATTATTATACTCAGTTTAATCGTATTGATGATTATCTCCGACACATCAAAGAAGATAGGGGTGAGAATAGATCAGGATATCTTCCTGGTTTTGGTGCAGATTCGGATATGTTTGACGTGTTTGATATGCACCCCAATGATATGAATTTTGAAGTTCATGTTGTTGATACTGATGCAAAAAGTCGTTCAAAGTATAATCAGTGGCTCTATTCAGAGACGCTGAATTTGACTGCATCTAATCCTATTGAAGAAGCAATTCCTGGTAGGACACATAAATGGATTGTAGTTGAAACAAACACAGACAAGGTTGTTGGTGTTGTGAGGTTTGGTTCACCTACTATTAACAGTAAACCTCGTAATAATTTCTTTGGTGAAGTCAAGTCTCTTGGTGATATTAATGCTCATTTTGTTATGGGTTTTAATATCGTGCCTACTCAACCTTTTGGATACAATTATCTCGGTGGTAAGTTGCTTGCACTTCTAGCATCATCAAAAGAACTGAAGCAACAGTTTGATGAGAAGTATGGAACAGATCTAAAATACTTTGAAACTACATCTCTCTATGGAACCACTAAGGGTGTATCAATGTATGATGGACTCAAACCTTTTCTAAGGCACATAGGAGATACTGAGAGTAAGTTCTTGCCACTGTTTCATGATGATGTGTTCAGGGATTTTTTCTGGTGGTTTAATGAGCGTAATGGTGGAGAACGTTTGATTTCTGCTGATAAGTCTTCAAAGAAACTGAAGATTCAGGTCAAGATGATTTCCATTATTAGGAACTCCTTGAAGGATGATGAGAAACTAAAGCAGTTCAATGAATGTATTGAACATGCAATGTCTCTCACAGAAAAGAAAAGATATTATCTTGGAGACTTTCGTCATACTTCTGAAGAAGTAATCGCCTGGTGGAAGAAGAAAGCATCTAAGCGTTTTGAAAAACTTAAGTCTGAAGGCAGAGTAAGAACTGAACTTGAGATTTGGGGATCTACAGAAAATATGGAGATTATTAGATAATGGAACTGAAGGACTGGCTGAACTCAATTAACTTCACTAAGGAGGATTTGTCTGATAGTATCAGTTCTTATCCCCCATATATTGTCAATCGTTGTCTGTCTGGGCACTTGGACTGTGTGATGTTTGCTAATGAAATGAATAAGCATAATCACCTGGATAAAGATATGCAATATTCTTTTTATCTAAATAGTCTGAGGAAAAGAAAGAGATTCTCTCCCTGGCTCCGTAAGGATAAAGTCACGGACCTAGAATGTATCAAAAAGTATTATGGATACAGTAATGAAAAGGCATCTCAAGCTTTGAAAATCCTGACACAAGAACAGATCAACTTTATTAAACAACGACTTGACATTGGAGGAACGAAATGAGTACTACGGTAGAACCTACGGTACAGTGGTCTCAAGATCAAATGGTGGAGGTGCTCCTCAATGAACCAGATGACTTTTTGAAGGTACGCGAAACTCTGACTCGTATTGGAGTTGCATCGCGTAAGGAGAAGAAACTCTATCAATCGTGTCACATCCTGCATAAGCAGGGGAGATACTTTATTGTCCATTTTAAAGAACTGTTTGCCCTGGATGGTAAGCACGCAAACCTCACTGTAAACGACGTACAGCGCCGTAATCGCATTGTACGACTCCTGGCAGACTGGGGACTGATTAGCGTTGTTAAAGAGGATGCAGTGCTTGATATCGCCCCTCTGAACCAGATTAAGGTGCTTGCATACAAGGACAAATCCGATTGGGTGCTAGAGCAAAAGTATAATATTGGCAAGAAAGGAAAGACTCAAGAAACCGAATAAATAAATCTGCGATCTTTCGTGCGGTCGCTTCAAAAGTCGGAACTTACAAGAGGTGTGGTTTACCCCATACCTCTTTTTTTATGTTTGTGCTATAAATATAACGGATGCCGAAAGGGTCCACACAATCTAATCTCGCTTTAAAGGAGAAGTACAATGTCGAACCTCTTAAGGTACGGTGCTGCCGATTTACCGCAGCTGATGGAAAAGATTTCCAAAAATTCTATCGGTATGGATGAATACTTTGATAGGATATTTAATTTACACGAAACATCATCAAATTACCCCCCTTACAATCTAGTTCACGTAAGTAATGTAGAATCAAGACTTGAATTAGCATTGGCAGGATTTAAGAAGAAAGAAGTCAATGTCTACACACAAGATGGTAAACTCTTTGTCGAAGGTCAGAAGGAAGACAAAGAAACGGAAACAAACTACCTTCACAAGGGTCTGGCTCAACGGTCATTTACTAGAGCGTGGACGCTCTCTGACGATACAGAAGTTCGATCAGTTGATTTTGAAGATGGGTTATTGACAATCATTTTGGGTAGGATTGTCCCTACTCATCACCAGCGCAAAGATTGGTTCTAAATACTATTGAATATCGTCGCCGCAGAGGGGACACTGGCACAATCCAGTGGACTCCCCTCTTTTTTCATGCTATACTACCAGGAGGTAAATACTGACTATGACAATCAAATTGATGCTGTTTAAGTCTGGTGAAGACATCATCGCAGACGTAAGTGAGATGTGTGTCGGAGAAGACGATGAACGGCGAGTGATTGGATATCGCCTTGAGAAACCTTGTATTGTCAAGATGCGTAATCCGACCGATGTAGAAGAAGACGCTAATGGTACAATTAGAAAGTCTGGTTTTGAGGTCTCACTCTTCCCATGGATGCCACTTTCAGCAGAAAGCAATATCCCTGTTCCATCCGACTGGTTGATCACTATGGTCGAACCGGTCACCAAACTTAAAGGTATGTACATCGAGGACGTTCTTAACTATGGACAAAACAATCAAACTGATTCTACTGGTGAACAACGAGAGACTGATCAGTGAGATCGAAGAAGTTGCAGCAACAGTTCCAGGAGAACCTGATTGCAAACTTATCAAACCGATGGAGATTTGGGAAAATGTCAATCTCTGTCCTTGGATGCTAGATCACACGAAGCAGGATACTTTCCTTATCAGTTCTGATAAGATTCTAACTCTTGCAGATCCAATGCCCACCCTACTTGAAAAATACATCGATCTTTCTAAGTAATGCGTTTCTACACTAATGTTCAGTTGATTGGTAATCAGTTCCTCGTTCGGGGAGTTGAAAATGGTAGAAGATTTGAGATTAGAGATAAAGAGTTTTCTCCTACTCTCTTTGTGAAGAGTAAGGTAGATACAAAATACAAGACACTGAATGGTGATAGTGTAGATGCAATCCAACCTGGTTCTGTCCGCGACTGCCGGGAGTTTTATAAGACATATGATGAGATTGATGGGTTTGAGATCTATGGCAATGATCGATACATCTATCAATACATCTCTGAAAAATACCCAGAAGATGAAATCAAGTTTGATATCAGTCAAATCAAACTGGTAACGCTTGATATTGAGACCACTGCTGAGCGTGGATTCCCTGATGTGGAGTCAGCCTCAGAAGAGATTCTTGCAATTACAATCCAAGACTATACGACCAAGGAGATTATCACTTGGGGCGTGAAACCTTTTGTCAATAAGCAGAAGAATGTCACCTATCATCACTGCCATACTGAACACGAACTTCTCAGTAACTTCATCAACCATTGGATGCAAGATGTCCCTGATGTGGTGACTGGTTGGAACATCCAACTGTTCGATATCCCGTACATCTGCAAACGTTTGGATCGTGTTCTTGGTGAGAAACTGATGAAGCGTTTCTCTAACTGGGGACTTGTTACTGAAGGTAAGATTTTCATTCAGGGACGTGAGCATATCACCTTTGATGTTGGTGGATTGACTCAACTTGACTACCTGGATTTGTATAAGAAGTTCACCTACAAGGCACAAGAGTCTTATCGTTTGGACTACATTGCTGAGGTAGAACTGGGACAGAAGAAACTCGATCACTCTGAGTTTGATACCTTTAAGGACTTCTATACTCATGGGTGGCAGAAGTTTATTGAATATAACATCGTTGACGTAGAACTTGTTGACCGACTGGAAGACAAGATGAAGTTGATTGAACTTGCCTTGACAATGGCTTATGATGCTAAGGTCAACTATGCAGATGTGTTCTATCAGGTTCGCATGTGGGACAACATCATTTATAACTATCTAAAGAGGAGGAATATCGTTATTCCACCTAAGATTAGGTCGGATAAAAACGAAAAGTACGCAGGTGCCTATGTTAAGGAACCGAGTCCGGGAAAGTATGATTGGGTGGTTAGTTTTGACCTTAATAGTCTCTACCCTCATCTTATTATGCAATACAATATTTCCCCAGAGACACTCTTGGATGAAAAACATCCCACAGCTACAGTTGATAGAATCCTTAAGGAAGAAATAAACTTTGAACTCTACAA